TTGCCACCGTTTGCTGAACTACTGACACCCGAACACAAGTTCTATTGGAACTATGTGCGTGGTAGACATGTGCCAGAAGACTTTCCTGTCATGGTGCAAATACAAAACGATGGCGTCCACTGGACAAGATTGCATGTGGTCATACCATTCACCTACGACAACAAGATTGTGGGATACACCTGTAGATTTTTAGATGACAAGCAGCCCAAGTTCATCAGCGACAGTCAACCAGGCTATGTGTTTGGCATAGACTTGCAGCCTGCAGATTGGCAACATGTTATAGTAACAGAAGGCATATTTGATGCACTCAGCATAGGTGGTGTGGCCGTGATGCACAACACCATAAGTGACGCACAAGTCAGACTGATACGCAGCCTAGACAAATCCATAACAGTGGTACCGGATCAAGATCGTGCAGGCATTGAACTAATTGACCGTGCAGTGGAACTGGGCTGGGCAGTGAGCGTACCCGAATGGCCTGAGGGTTGCAAAGATGTCAATGATGCAGTTATAAAGTTGGGTCGACTGGGAGCCTTACTAACTATAATGCAAGCACGAGAAACCAGCCGTATCAAAATTGAATTACGGAAGAAGCAACTTGTAAAACAACTACAATCAAATACAAAATCATGAATAAATTTTCAAGTCTAGCATATCTTCAACAGAAACATTCATCAGTCTATACTCAGAGTTGGATATATGCTGGAATCACTGCTTGGTTCAGTCAACAGGATCGATTTGCTGAACTAGAGTTCTCAGACAAAATTGATACCTTGTTTGTGACAGACCATGCCTTGTCGTGGCCAGACCCGGGCCTAGATTTAAAAAATTCAACCACTGCTGATAAAAAATATTATGGATTGCCAAATGAAGGCAGTCCTGAATATTGGTTTGATCTTGACAACTGGTACAACACAACGTTGATCACTGGTTATGAAAACTTCACACTGTGGCAAAACAACAATGTCAGCATTGGGTTTGATTGGTTTGATTTTCAAATGCATAAAATAAACGGAGATCCAAGAATTTCCCAAGAAATCAACACTCAAAGTATCAGCAACGCCAAGTTTGATCTATTGGTTTTGCGAGGAAAAAACAAACCGGCACGAGTACGATGGTTATCGTTGCTGCAAGAAAGATCCACTAATTTAAAGGTGATCACAGATGGCATACAAACAGAATTAACCACTGACTATACAACAACAAATCTTGGTTACGAACAGTATTTTAATAAATTTAATTGTGAAGAATTCTCAAACTACAAGGTACTTCCGAGTTTTTACGATGAAACAGATTGGCTAACTCTTGCCATGGTACCATACAGAAAACTGTTTAAAGATGGTCTAGTCAACATGATACTGGAAACCACAGTGCGCAATACAGACAGTCCTTATCTAACAGAAAAAACTTTTAAAGCATTGACACATGCACGACCATTTGTTATACTTGGAGATACCAACTGCTTGAGAAAATTAAAGAGTGAGGGGTTTAAAACTTTTGATAAATTTTGTGATGAAAGTTATGACTCAGAAACTGATTTAGACAAACGCATAGAAAAAACGTTAGACAGTACAATTCAGTTGATACATGCTTGCCGACGCCATACAAAAGAGATTGATGAAATTTGTCAACACAACCAGCAATTATTTTTTGATAGAACCAGACTTGAACGAAAACTTGCAAAATTTGGTAAACTTTGTTTGACACAACTATACAACGTGGAGACAGAATAGTGTTAAAAGACTACGGACTTGATGTCCAGAGATTATTCTTAGAAATGATGTTGGAAGATGCACAGAGCTATGTGCGTGTGCAGAACATTTACAACCCGCAGAACTTTGACAAAAGTTTGCGAGCCGCGGCTGAGTTCATAAAAGAACATTCAGACAAGCACAAGACGCTGCCAGACCGCATGCAAATTAGTGCTACCACGGGCATTAAACTGCAAGCAGTGCCAGACTTGAACGAAGGTCACTTTGACTGGTTCATGGGTGAGTTTGAACAGTTTACCAAGCGCCAAGAACTAGAACGTGCCATTCTCAAGGCAGCAGACATGCTGGAAAAGGGCGACTTTGAACCAGTGGAAAAACTGATCAAAGACGCTGTACAGATATCCTTGACCCGGGACATGGGCACAGATTATTTTGCAGATCCAGCAGCTCGTATCAACAAATATTTCAACTCGGGTGGTCAGGTCAGCACAGGTTGGCCGCAACTGGATAGATTGTTGTATGGTGGATTCAGTCGTGGTGAACTCAACATCTTTGCCGGCGGATCAGGTTCTGGTAAATCTCTAGTCATGATGAACATTGCCTTGAACTGGTTACAACAGGGCTTGAGCGGTGTGTACATTACACTGGAACTGAGTGAAGAACTCACAAGTTTGCGAACAGATGCCATGCTCACAAACATGAGCACTAAAGACATTCGCCGGGACATTGACACCACAGAACTCAAGGTCAAACTGGTGGCCAAGAAGTCAGGCAACTATCAAGTCAAAGGCTTGCCAGCACAAAGCAACATCAATGACATACGTGCGTACCTGAAAGAATATCAAATACAAACAGGTAAACGTGTGGACTTTGTGATGATTGATTACCTGGACCTGTTGATGCCTGTTAGTGCAAAAGTTTCACCCAATGACTTGTTTGTCAAAGACAAGTATGTGAGTGAAGAACTGCGCAACTTGGCCAAAGAATTAGGCTTCTTGATGGTAACCGCAAGTCAGTTGAATCGATCGGCTGTGGAAGAAATTGAGTTTGATCACAGTCATATTTCAGGTGGCATATCTAAAATCAACACAGCAGATAATGTGTTTGGTATCTTTACAAGTCGTGCTATGAAAGAGCGTGGCAAGTATCAGATACAGTGTATGAAATCTCGAAGCTCGACCGGCGTTGGTCAAAAAATTGATTTGGAGTACAACATTGAAACAATGCGCATTACTGACGAAGGCGGAGAAGATGGAGACACTTATTCAAAGAAACCATCTGCATCTATCATGGACTCAATCAAAGCCCGCAGTCAAGTTAGCCCAGCTAGTGATGACACAAACAGCCCTCCATGGGACAGTGCGGAACCAGCCAAAGTCACAGCAGACGTTCAAAGTGCCAAATTAAAACAACTGTTGGGCAAGATCAAAACTAGTTAAGCCACGGTAGTCACAGCAGTCCAGGTTGTGCTGCCATTGGTGTTGATGTACATTCTATCATTGGTGGTGGTGCCATCTGTGCGCAAATACAGTGATCCTTGAGCGGCACTCAGTGTTGGAGCGCCAGAACCAAAGAATATGCCAAGATTGGTGGTGCTGGACATATTATAACCAGCACCTGTGGTGCCGCCAGCAGGCACGGCAGTACCAGAAAGTATTCTGGCTGCACCCACAGCAGATATCACGGCGTCAGACAGCACATTACCGCCAGTGACATTTCCTGTCACTGACACTGTTGCACCTGTATGCGTAGTAGCATTGACATTGGCACCACCTAATACATTACCGCCAGTGATGTTGCCTGTGGCAGTGATCAAGCCTGCGGTACTAATATTACCACCAGTGACATTGCCAGTTACACTAACAGTTGCACCTGTGTGTGTGGTGGCGTTGACATTGGCACCACCCAGCACATTGCCACCTGTGATGTTGCCAGTTACACTAACAGTTGTACCTGTGTGTATGGTGGCGTTGACATTGGCAGTAAGCACATTACCACCATCGATATTGCCTGTAGCACTGACCACACCAGCAGTGTTGACGTTGCCACCTGTGACATTACCAGTGGCTGAAACAACGCCGCTTGTGAGCACATTGCCACTGTTGACGTTGCCTGTGGAACTGACACCGCCTGCAGTATTGACATTGCCAGCAATGACATTGCCAGCTATAGTAATCAGTCCTAGACTGCTGATGTTGCCACCGGTGACATTGCCAGTGGCTGACATTATACCAGTGCTCTTTAAATTGCCTCCAGCCACATTGGCTGTGGTTGTGACATTGGCAGTGAGGTTGATGGCACTGAGCACATTGCCACTCAAACTCAGTGTGGCAGAAAGCAAGTTGCCACCGGTAATGTTGCCTGTGGCTGAAACAACGCCGCCTGTGAGCACATTGCCACCTGTGACGTTGCCGGTGGCTGAAACAAAGCCCGCAGTCAACAAGTTGCCCACAGTGGTGTTGCCCACAAAAGTATTCCCTGTGGCCACAACACTGCCCACAATATTGCCACTCACATACAAATTGCCATCGATGCCCACACCGCCGCTGACGACCAGTGCACCAGAACCTGCACTAGTGCTGATTGTGGTTGCTGCCACTGTGAGTGGGTTGGTATAATAGTTTAGAGGTCGATTAAGGTCAAACACAGTAAGGGTTGACCCACCATCAGAAGTTGAAAAATCAAATTCATATGTGCCTGACGCAGCCAGGGTAATAACCCCTGCATTGATGCCTTGTATGCCCAGGGTGCCCTGTGTCACTGCTGAGGGTAAAGTAATGGTTTGTCCAGTGGTGCCAGTGATTTCCACACGCACTTTGCCGTACGCACCTGCAGCAGGCCAAGTGTTGGCAGTGAATGCCAGGTTGATGTTACCGCCCATGACTATGCTTTGATATGGCCCTGCACTGGCGTCAATGTTGATGAACCCAGTGGTATTGGCTATTTGTACCAGTGTGCCCGAAATGCCCTGTACACGAGCATTGTACACCAGATTGTTGCCCACATTGTTGTCCAAGGTGCTGCCAGCCAGTGCTGATTTCAATATGGCTTTTGATTGCAGGTCATCAATTTCAGTTTCTGCAAATTCAAAATTGGTTTTTATATTGGTAAAATTGTCACGGAAACCCTGGGTGCTGTTGGGCACGCCGGCTATGGGGAAATTTCCGTTGACATTGTTGGGGTTGATCTGGCTGGTCATTGCTGTTCCTTGTATTAGATATTTATTGTTTAGGTACAACCGCTAAATAATCCAAAGGTCCTTGAGCACATGCAAAAGAAAACACGCAGCATACTAGAAGAACTAGATACACTGTACATAGAACGCGATCGCCAGGCTGTGATTGAAACCAGGGCCAGCAATGTGATAGCCACGGCTATTCGTCTGCTGGAACAGATTGATGCTGAATATCCTGCTGAGCAAGCAGAAAACCTTCAGCGCAAACTGCTGAATGCCATACGTCATCGGGACACTGGCAAGTTTTCAAGGTCTGTAAGGAAAACCCATGCAGATATTTGAAATCACACAGAAATCCGTGACCAACGAAGTCAATGCAGGCGCAGTGGCAGCAGCTCTGGCCAATCGAGCCCGTAC